AATTAAAATCTGACATTAATATAGTCACATTCTCATCTTGTTTTATTAACCATCCAACCGTGCAACATATGGCAGTTGTGGATTTTTTTATATCATTAAGATCTATCCATGAGCAATCTGCAATGATATCTTCCCAGTATGCTAATACTAAATCATACGGAAAAAATTTCTTTTGTATCTCTGGTAATTTTCTTTTATTTTGCATGATCAAATTTTACATTGCCTGCTACAGAGATTCTCTCTACATCAGAATTAAATGAAGTTACATAGTGTCTTAAGTTTCCAGGAAACATAAACATAACATTCTTCTCTGGTGTAAATGATCTTTCTGCTATTGTATGTGCTCTTTCTTCACCATACAAAAAAGATAATCTACCTGGTGCTACTCCTGTTTCTTCTTGCTTTTCACCTATCATGGCTATAGGTGCATTTAAATGTAATGCAAATGAAACATCAGCACCTGGATGTATATGTACTGGGTTGTGCTCTTTTGGTTTCTGGAAGTTAATCCATAAACTTACTAGCTTACCTTTAACTGCAACATGAGAACCAAGTTGTCTATACCATCCATGTATCCATGAATCTATATAAGGTTGAAATTCTTTTTGATAATATTTTAAATTATCGTATTTAAATTCTTTTTCTATTTTTCCTGCTAGGTGATTTCTATGTGATGTTCTTAAATGTCTTCCTTCACTTAATAGCTTTTCACATAAACTTTCTTTTACCGTCATCTTTGTTAGATAAGGGCCCCATAAAAAATAATTGTGTGTAGGTAATTCCATTAATATCCGAATTTGTTATCAGCTGGTTTAAACTCAGGGGTAAACAAGGGTTTAAATCTTTGTGCATATTTGGGGTGCATGGGTCTACTCATACATCCGTAACGTAATGCATCATATGCATGATCCTCAGCATTTGTATCAACGTCTTCGGGGTTCTTCTTATCTGTAGGTAATGTACTCATCGTTCTAATTAAATTTCTACAGTTCTTAAATACTCTAAGTCCTGGTTCTTTATCATTAACTAGTAAACGTTTATGAATCTCTAACTTACCACTAATTCTACTTTTAGGTGATCTATCGGATTGTCTCCATCGACATCCTTGTTGAATCATTGTCTCTGCAATACTAGGGCCTACATCACCTCTCTTTGCCCAGGTACTTGAGTCGAGTACACCATATTGAATATACTCACCTGATTCTAATTCTAAGACTTGTCTTGCGAAAATATCTGCCGTAACTTTGGAAGTATATAACTCTCTATAGAGCCACAGATTATTATTGTAATCAACAGCAAACCATAGCACACAAGCAGGAGAAGAATAACCCCAGTCAGCAGCACGAAACTTATACCATCCTTTAGGAATTTCAAAGGGTTCAACAACATGTGTTGTTTTGCTAAACTCAGGAAACGCTGAATCTTCATAGGCATCCCAATCTCCATCTAAAAATTGTTTACGCTGTATATCAGGTAAAGATGCAAGCATAGCGTAGTAGTCATCTGTTTGCATCAGATAAGGATTGTCTTGTAACTTTGCAGGAATAAATCTACGAGTGATAGTTTTTACTCCGACAGGTGTGTCTATTTTTATCTCAAATGCAGAATTAGGTTCTGCAGGATCTACAAACATTTCTTTCACCCATTGTGATCCAATGTTACCTGGGTTGCCTGTAGCTCTTAGATAGACAGGTATGTCCTTATCAACGGATCTTAAAGAAGATCTTAAAAAATTATATATATCTGGCGAAGGATATTGCGGAAGTTCGTCTATTCCTATCCATGTGTATGATTGACCTTGGTAACGTAAAACGTCTGTCATGTTCTCTGCGTAACCAAACTCTATCTTTGCTCCCGATGGGAATCGCCACTCTTTTTCTTGTTCTCTCCATTTTGCTCCTGGATATGCTTTGGAGTAGAGTAATTGAGATTTACTAATTAAATCTCTTAACTCAGGCATAGTCCTTCTAATTAGAAGTGCTCTATGATGAGGCTTAGAACAATAACGAAGTGGATCTACTAGCATGGCATAAGACTTGCCTCCACCTCTTGCTCCTCCGTAAAATACTTCTCTCTCTGAAGCTGCAAGAAATTCTGTTTGTGGGCCACCGTTTGGCTTAAAGATAACTTCTTGCGATTTTACATGCTCTTGTATTGTCTTGGGAGCACTCTCGATTATATCTTCCGTAAGTAGTTGTGTCTCTTTACCAGTAAGAGCTTTGTTAATAGTTAACAACTTCTTCTTGGTATTTTCTGCAGCTTGCTTTGCTGATCGCAAAGTTTGTTCTGCTTGAGCAACTTTCTTACGCTTGGTTGCTAGAATCTGTTTGACTGATCTCTTGGCTCTCTGTTTGCTTTTCTGCTTCGGTTTCGGAGGCTGTACCTCTGGTAACTCTTTTTCTAAGTCCGACATGTGATATATATCTTCCTGTTTTTCTATGTAGCCATTGTGCAGTTTCTCTGTATGAACAAGTCTTTAAATATTTTTTTGCTTGATCCAGAGCTTCTAATTCTTCTTTAATAGGTTCTATATAATCTTGATGTGTATCAGATTGTTTAAAACCAAAAGGAATTTGTCTAGTTCTTTTCTTGATCCGTATCGGTTCCATCTTTAGCTGGTAATATAAATATTCCGTGCATAGCTTTCATATTTATATCTAGTTGATCTTTCTTTACAATTCCTACTCTGTCCAATATGTTAGTGGCAGCTGCTAGACGGACACTAGCGTGTGGAGTTGTGCCATCCTCGTCTAGCAAATCGGTGAGTCTGGTTGCTGCCTTAGCAGAATGTGTCGATAAATGATTCTCTGCTAATTCTGTAATTTCTTTTTTTAAATTTCTAACAACTTTAGGATAACTATGTTTTGAATACCCTGCTAGCTCTGCCGCCCTCTTGGGATCGCCCTTTGCTTCTCCGAACAGGACGTCTAGAAATTTCTCCTGCATATCGGTTAAGTTTTTCTTTTGACTTGGAACTATAGAAGAATCCGTTGTTTGCATTAATTATCTCCATAAACTCTTTAAACGGCAGATTGAATACTGAGTTTAACAAGTTTATTTTAGTTTTGCTTTTAAATCCGCTAAGTTTTTCTTTGAGTAGTTTTTTCCAGCAGCTTTTCTTTTTTCCATATAAGCAATTCTCTTCTCATATGATTTTCTAGTGTCAGCATCTAGTTTATTAGCTTTTTTAAATGTGCCTTTTGGGGCAGATTTAACTTTAGCTCTATCTCTAGCTGTCATTGGAGTTACTGGGCCTACTTGTGTCTTAGCTTTATCTCTTTTTGCAGCAGCTATTGCTTTCTCCGCTTTTTTAGCGGTACTAAACATGCTTTCTGCAGCGTACATCTTCTTAGATGCAGCTGTATTAGCTTTACCTGATGCTGTAGATAATCTTTCTGCTTTCTTTTTAGGGCTTTCAAAGATATTTCTTAAGAACTTAGGAGTTCTTTTCTCTTTTTCAGCTCCACTTAGTGTAGTTGTTCCGTATTTTTTTGCCATAATTATATTAAAGTTGTTAATTGGTACCAATTTATGTAAATATAAATCAGTGATGACCCTGTATATATTACTATATTCTGAGTATGTGTGTCCCTTTGATTTATATTTAGGTCTATCTATTATATTATAACGTGATTAACAATTTTGTCAAGTACTTTTTTTTCATTTGCGTTAATTTTTCTATTGACAAAATTGATGATGAGGTGTATAATAGAATTATCCCCCTAGGGGAGGCGTTACATCCATATAGTACCTACATATACATTCCCCTTAGGGGATAACTAAGCTATTGTCAGGGGATTTATAGCTATTTCTACAGAATAATATCCCCTATATTCTGGCCACCAGGGGGTTAACGGGGGATACCTAGATTTTATGGTGAGTGTATATGTATAGTATAGCAGGGGGGCTATGGCTCCTGCGTATCCCCTAGGGGTAGCCGAGTTAAAATAGGGATATAAAAATTTACACTAGGGGAATTTTGGGGTTACCGAGATTTATTGAGGGGGATAGGGTGAAATTTTGTAACTATGTAAAGCCAAGGTAACCCCAATCTAATTAAGTATAATATTTATATATAATGATTATATATAATTACTATACCTTTAGAGCTATACTAGTTTAATTTAGATATAAAAAAACCCCCCCAAAGCTAAGCTAAGGGGGGGCTAGTGTTTATTAGTGTTAAGCTATTTTTTTGTTATGATCTTTTTTAACAACTGAAGTTCCATCAATAGCTACTTCATAATCTTCGCTAAAATTACGCATATCTTGATATGCTTTTGAATTATAAAGCGTAAATATATTTGATAAGTTTTGCCACGTTTGTTCATCAACCATATCAAAGAATTTAACATCTTTTTTATTAGCGTATGTAATAGCCTTATCAAAATTTATAAAAAATGCTTTTGATATTGCTTTTAAGTTATTCGCAATCGTTTGAACATCTTTTGTTTTAGAGCCTTTTGAAACCTTGCCCGTTCTTATTTTATGAACAGTATCAATAACGCCTGTATTAATTTCAACTAACTCATTAGAGGTATTAGGAATTTTCTTAATAGCCCCCTTTTGCCCTTTTAACTTTTGTTCAATAAAAGGTGTTGCAACTTTTGATACCATAAAGATTTTAGAGTTTTTTTCGTCAATCTCAATATCATTTGGCGTATCAACTTTCATTATAGCAAGATGCATTGCCCTTGCTACAACAGTTTCAAAAGCCCCATTTTTTTCCTCTTTTGCAACATAACCTACTATTCCATAGATATGTTCTCTAATTGCTTTTTCATTAATGATTTTAGTTTTATCAGTTTGGATATTACCTTTTGTAGAACTGATATGAAACTCAATCATCTTTTGAATTTCAACAGCAATTTTTGGCAATAATACTTTCATTATTTCCCGTGTATTTTTTAAAGCTAAATTTAAGTATCTTTTTAAATTGCCGTTTTTTTCTGTAAAATTCTCATAAGTAGTTTGAGAATTTTTATTAGTGTCGTTTTTTTCGTTAGTCATGTTTTTACCTTAAATAGATTTATCAATATTATTTATTAATATTTTTAAATAAATCATTAAAAAGACAATATATTGCAACCTTTTATACGTCAAGCGTATATTGTGGATAACTTTAAAATACAATCTATAGTTGTTTATAGCTGTATTTGTTCTCGTTCTGTTCTCTTTTTCTACACTGTAGATTTTGAGAACAAAAGTAGAACTGCTAATTAGAATCATTCTAAACTGATGTTCCACGTGAAACAATCTGGATAGTGTGATATTTTTGCAACACTTTGTCATATAATTACCATACTATAATATTAAGGCATAACTTTGTTTATAATGTGTCATAAATAAGACACTATATTTATAGATATATATTTTATATATATAATATAGATATAATAATTATATATAATTTCTATACATATTATTTATGGGGTATGCAAAAACTACATATC